TTAGTGTCAAGTGGAAAGCTGCGTGGTTTTGATATGTACAAGTCTAATAACATTGCTGCTGCTTCTACAGCTAGTGGTAAATGTATAGCTGGACATATTTCTGCCTGCGCTACTGCACAAGCTATTACACAAACTGAAGTGATCCGTGATCCTGACAGTTTTGGTGACATCGTTAGAGGTCTTCACGTCTATGGCGCTGATGTACTTCGTAGCGAAGCTTTAGTATCTGCTTTCTACGCTATCGACTAATCGACTAGCAACCAACGTATGTGGGAGGATATTCTATCGGAGTATTCCTCCCCATACTCTTAAATTAAAAGGTAAAAATATGCCACAAGTAGGAACAGATGCAAGACCTGTTATATTAAAAAATAAAAAAAGAGGTAACAGGAAAATAGGTTTAGGAGCAAAATTCCTAGATAAAGAAAATAAAGAATTATATAGCAAAGGTTGGGATAGAATCTTTGGTAACAAACCACAAAAAAATTATAATAGACAAAAGGGGTAAGACATGCCAAGTCCGTATATTAAAGGAGATGGAAGACCATCACCAAAACCAAAAAGAAAAATGAAAAAACGTAAGCCTAAAGTAGTACAAAAATTTAATAAGAAAGGTACTAAAGATCGTATGATGTATGGACATGGCGGTAAAGTTATGGAAAAAGCAAAACCTTGCTAGGAGAAAGCAATGCCTGACGGAAGAGGAGGATCAAGAGGTTTAAGTAGTGGTAGATTAGCTACTAATATAGGTGGAAAAAAATCTACAAGAGCGCATATAGGTTTTGGAGGAACAGATACTGGTCCTAAGGCTCAAAGACAAAAAGACAGATCAAAAAAACTTAGAGGAAGAAATCCTGACGCAACTAGAGAATCAGATAAAGTAAAGCCTTATGTAGCTACACCAAGTCCTACAACAACAAATCCTAGAGGACTAGGAAGTTCTAAAACTGTAAAAGTAACGAGGCCTGATGCAGGTACACCTGTAAACAAAACAACAAAACCTTCTAATAGAGGACAAAATAGAAACACTAAAGCAAGTCCTGTTAGTCAAACATCACCTCACAAGCAAGTAAGTAAAAGAAGAAGAAGAACTCGTAAATCTACAGTAGCAACAGATCCTTTTAATTTTTTAAATATAGGAAGAACAGGATATAAAAAAGGTGGCAAAGTAGAAGAAATGAAAAAAGCAAAGCCTTGTTAGGAGAAATCAATGGCAACTACATATTTACAAATTACTAATGAATTACTAAGAGAAACTAATGAAGTAGTTTTAACTTCTGGTAATTTTGCAAGTGCTATAGGTATTCAAGCACACGTAAAAGATTGTATAAACAGAGCATATAGTGACATAGTAACTGCTGAACCTCAATGGCCTTTTTTAGCTACAGGAGAAAGTGGAGCAACAGATCCTTTTTATGGTAATGTTTATGTAGAAACAACAGCAGGCACAAGATGGTACGAATTAAAAGAATCTTCTAGTTCTATAACAACAGATTATGGATCTGTAGATTGGGATGATTTTTATTTGACTACTATAGGTGTAAGCGGTGCTGAAACACCTTACACAAGTAGAAACCTTTCTTTTGTTACTCTTGAAGAATGGAAAGATCACAGAAGAGAACAAGAAAATGTTGACGATGCTGATACACAAACTTGGGGAGAACCTAGATTTGTTGTTAGAAGTCCTGATTCTAGAAAGTTTGGTCTTAGTCCTATACCTGATAAAGTATATAGAGTTTGGTTTTATGCTTGGGATTTACCTACAGCACTAAGCGCACATGGAGACACTATTGTATTTCCTGATGTGTATGTTCCAGTTTTATTAGCAAGAGCAAGATATTATATGCATCAATTTAAAGATGATTCACAAGCTTCTGCTTTTGCTTTAGACGATTATAATAAAGGATTAAGACAAATGAGATCTAATCTTTTAAATCCTACTCCTAAGTATATGTCAACGGATCACATCTAATGGCTCGTTCACAAGCTTTTGGATTTCCTTGTGGTGGAGGGCTTGATAAAAGTTCAAGTCCTATGGAACTTTTACAAAAACCTGGAAGCGCTACAGTTTTAGAAAACTTTGAGGTTGATGTACAAGGAGGTTACAGAAGAATAAATGGTTACTCTTTATTTGGAGGAGCATCTTCTGCTAATCCTAATGTAGATAATGACATACTAGGTTTACATATTTATGCAGACGGAGTAATAGCTTGTTCAGGAACTAACATATATTTTAGTTTAGACGGAACAAGTTGGTTACAAATAAACAAAGATAGTGTTTCAGGTAGTGGAGATAACTACAGTACTTTTACAGGTCGTAGTACATTAACAAGAACTTCACAAAGTTTAGCACAGCTTATAACTTATGAAGGTGATACAACTTATGGAGAAGTTGTAATTACTGATGAAGGATCAGGTGCAAAACCTTTTTACTTTAAAATGACAGGAACTGGTACATTAAGTAATCGAACTTATTACGCAAAAGAAATAACAGTAAGCGGAACGCATTATCCAAAATACTGTACAATACACGACAAACATTTAGTAGTAGCAGGAGCATCTACAGCGCCTAACACAATCTTTTATAGCGGTACAAGCGATATAGATGATTTTAGTTCCACAGGATCAGGTAGCATTGTATTAGATGATCAAGTAGTAGGACTAAGAAGTTTTCGTGACGATTTAATTATTTTTTGTAAAAACAGTATTTATAAATTAATTAATATAAACAATTCTAGTACTGTAGCAGTATTACCTATTACACAAAACATAGGTTGTTTAGATGGTAGAAGTATTCAAGAGATTGCAGGTGATCTTGTATTTTTAGCACCTGACGGAATACGAACACTTGCAGGTACAGCAAGAATCGGTGACGTAGAGTTAGGTTCAGTTAGTAGGGCTATTACACCTGTTATAAAAAACATAGCAGATAGTATTGGAACTTATAATGTTTCAACTATTGTAATACGAGACAAAGCGCAATATCGTTTATATTATGGAGATTCAAACACAGGTGGATCTTCTAGAGGAATTATAGGTACTCTTAAAACTACAGATCAAGGATTTACACAGTTTCAATGGTCTGAAACAGTAGGTATAGACGCTAGTGCTGCTGCTACTTCAGGATTTAATTCAAATGGAGTAGAACAATATTTTCATGGTGATTATGCAGGTAAAATATATAATCACGATACTGGTGATAGTTTGCTTGATGAAGCAGGAAACGATGTTAATATTTTATCTAAGTATCAAACTCCTGAATTAGATTATGGAGATATAGGAACTGTAAAAACATTAAAATATGTAAAAGTTTCTATTACACCTGAAGGAACAGTAGATACAAAATTAAAAGTTAAATACGATTTTGACAGATTAGATGCGCCTCAACCATCAGATTATACTTTACAAGTAGACAGTCCTTCGTTGTTTGGAACAGCAACTTTTGGAACAGCAGGAGGATATACTTTTGGAGGACAAACAGATCCTCTTGTTAGACAAACTGTAGAAGGAAGTGGAACTAGTAATTATTTTAGAATTTTTAGTAACAATCAAAATTCACCATACACAATTAACGGAATTTATGTAGATTACATACCAAGTGGGAGACAATAGCAAATGGCACAAAGTTATACAAGGCAAAGTTCATTTAGTGATGGCGATACAATTACAGCCGCACTCTTTAATAATGAATATGATCAATTAGTAAACGCATTTACTTATAGTTCAAGTAGTGCGTCTACTACAGGACACAGGCATGATGGTACATCAGGTCAAGGCGGTAATGTACCTCAAATAGGAGATTTAGACTTTTTAAATAAAGTTGTTGTTGATGGAACTAATAATAGAGTTGGGTTTTTTGTAGAAGTTTCTAGTTCTGCTGTAGAACAAATAAGAGTACAGGATGGTGCTATTGTTCCTGTTACTGACAACGATATAGATTTAGGTACTTCTTCTTTAGAATTTAAAGATGCTTATTTTGATGGTACAGTAACTACAGATGCTTTAGTAGCTGATACAGCAGATATAAATGGTGGTAGTGTAGATGGTGCGACATTAGGTACTAATAGTGCTATTACTCAAGCTGTTATAGATAACATTAATATTAATGGTACAACAATAGGACATACAAGTGACACAGACCTTTTAACATTAACAAGCGGAGTACTTACAGTAGCAGGAGAAGTAGATGCTACAAGTTTAGATATTTCGGGTAACGCAGACATTGATGGTACATTAGAAGCTGACGCATATACAGTAGACGGAACAGCTTTAAATGAATATATAGCTGATACTGTAGGCGCAATGGTAAGCGGAAATACTGAAACAAACATTACAGTTACTTATGATGATAGTGATAATACTTTAGATTTTAATGCTACTGGAACTATTTCTGCATTAAATAACGCAACAGAAAACGAACTTGTTACTGTAGGAGCAACCACAACAGAACTAGATGCAGAGTCAGGATTAACCTATAATGGAAGTACTTTAGCAGTAACAGGAGATATAGATCTTTCAGGCAGTATAGATGTTGATGGCACGATGGAAGCCGATGCAATTACTGTAGACGGAACAGCATTAAACGAATACATCGCAGATACTGTAGGCGCTATGGTATCTTCTAATACAGAAACAAATATAACAGTTACTTACGAAGACGGAGATAATACGTTAGACTTTGTAATTGGTACGCTTAACCAAGACACTACAGGAACAGCAGACAATATTACAGTCTCTGCAAATAATAGCACAGACGAAACAGTATATCCAATTTTTGTTGATGGAGCAACAGGATCACAAGGAGCAGAGTCTGATACAGGCCTTACTTATAATCCTAGTTCTGGAATGCTTACTACTACAGGAGTTACTTCAACATTTACTGGTAATATTACAGGTAATGTAACAGGTAATGCAAGCGGTACAGCAGCTACAGTAACAGGCGCGGCACAAACAAATATCACAAGTCTTGGAACTCTTACAGCACTTACTGTTGATAATGTTGTAATTGATGGTGCAGTTATTGGACATACTGGAGATACAGATTTAATAACTTTGTCAAGTGGTGTAGTAACTGTTGCAGGAGAAGTAGACGCAACAAGTCTAGATATTTCAGGAAATGCCGATATAGATGGTACTCTTGAAGCTGATGCTATTACAGTAGATGGTACTGCTCTTAATGAATACATTGCCGATACTGTCGGTGCAATGGTTGGTTCTAATACTGAAACTGGTATTACAGTTACATATGAAGATGGAGACAACACACTTGATTTTGTAATTGGAACACTTAACCAAGATACTACAGGTACTGCTTCTAAAGTAACAGTTACCGATAGTTCAGCAAATACTAATTTCCCTGTAGTCTTCCATGATGAAGGAACAGGTAATGTTTTATTAGACGATACAGGAGCATTAAGATACAATCCAAGTTCAGGAGAACTATTAGTTCCTAATCTTACAGTAGCAGGTACAACAACAACTGTAGATACTGTCACAATGAATGCGCAGAACGCAATTATTTTTGAAGGAGCAACTGCGGACGCAAACGAAACTACTCTTTCTATAGTAGATCCTACAGGAGATCATACACAATACTTGGTAAATCAAGGCGGATATATTCCAGTTTTGGCTGCAGCTACTACTACTCAAATTAGTGCTACTCCTGAAGAATTAAATTTATTAGATGGTGTTTCTGGTTTGGTCCAAGCAGACTTTACAAAATTAGCGGCAGTAGACGCAACAGCAACAGAGTTAAACATAATGGATGGCGGAACTTCTGCTACAAGCACCACACTTGCGGATGCTGATAGATTAGTAGTCAACGATAACGGAACAATGAAACAAGTAGCAATGACTGACTTTGATTCAGATAGATTTACTATTACAACTTCTGCACCAACATCAGGAAGCGGTAAGAGGACAGGTCACGTTTGGTACGTAGTGTAAAAGAGAGGACTGACTAATGGCTCTCAAAATATGGGATGGAGATTCGATAGAAACACCACAACAGTTACATATTAAAGTAACTGATGGTACTGTCAAATTTGTAAACTATGCTGTCGTAAAAGAGACAGATGGTAGTTTGTCTACATTCTTTAATGCTATTTATAATACAGACAGAGCAACAGCAACTAGTAAAAGTACAACAACTGCTTTTGATACAACTACAACGTATGATACAACTACTACGTTTGATACAACTACAACGTATGATACGGACACTACAATAGCTACAAGCGGAAGCACTACTACAACTTTTGATACTAATACTTCGGCAACTACAGATACTACTAGTTCTACTGCAACTACTAAAACTACAGATACAGCAATAGCTACTAGTACTGCATATGATACAACAACAGCTTTTGCAACTGCTACACAAACTGCATATGCTACAAATACTACAACTGCATATGATACTACGACTACGTTTGATACAGGAACAAGTGCTACAACAGATACAAGTAAAGCAACTGCTACAAATACTTCGTATGCAACAGATACTACAACTGTTTATGATACAACAACTGCATACGAAACTGACAAAGCTACTGCAACTGCTACAAGTAAAAGTACAGCAACTGAAACAGCATATGGTACAGCTACTACAACTACGTTTGATACTGATACAGCTATAGCAACTGCAACAAGTAGAGATACAGGTACAAGTAAAGCTACAGCTACAACGACTACTTATGGTACAGCTACTACAACTACGTATGATACTGGTACTACGTTTTCAGAAAATACGACTATAGGTGAAAACACAACTATAGGTGCTAATACAACTATAGCGGCAAATACTACAGGTCAAACTTCTTATACGTATGAA